CTGATGAAATCATCGGGAAAATGGATGAACTGAAAGGATGGTTCATGGCAGAACTGGAAGCATGTAATGCCGGGGGAATTAATTGAAATACTTGAGTGTCTGTTCAGGAATCGAAGCAGCAACAAGAGCATTTGAACCACTGGGTTGGATACCGATTGGATTTTCAGAGATCGAAGCATTCCCAAGTGCAGTCCTGAAACACCACTATTCCGAAACACCAAACTTTGGAGATATGTCGAACTATGAATCATGGAACTTCACAAGACCTGGACCCGAATCAGATGACTTTTTACTTTGCGGAGGAACACCATGTCAATCCTTCTCAGTCTCAGGACTCAGAAAAGGACTCAGTGATGAACGGGGAAACCTCTCACTCACATTCGTTAAACTTGCAGACTTCTTCAACCCGGACTGGATCATCTGGGAGAACGTCCCAGGTGTCCTCTCAAGCAGGGACAACGCCTTCGGATGCTTTCTGGCAGGACTTTGCGGAGAGAGTGAACCCTACGTTCCACTCAAAAAATGGACAAAGTCGGGTGTGGTGTCTGGACCCAAAAGAACCGTTGCCTGGAGGGTTCAGGATGCTCAATACCATGGAGTGGCCCAACGCAGACGGAGGGTCTTTGTTGTCGCTGTCCCAGGTACTGATAACTGGGAATGTGCCCAAGCATTATTTCCTGTCGGAGAAGGCATGTTCTGGGATACTCCGAAGAGCAGAGAAAAGGCAAAAGAAACTCCCGGAGATGCTAGAAAAAGCACTCAAGGAAGTAGTGGAGAAAGCAGGGTGATCGTAGCCCCGACTTTAACTACATCCATGTCACCACAATCTTCAGAAGTCACGCAACAAGTTGAAGCTGTTCTTAATGCAAGCATGATCGATATAGACCCTGCAGGATCATTGTGTGCCAGATCACCGGGATACAGTGTTCAGGATTTTACGGAAGGACATATGGTCTGCATGGCATCAGTTCAAGCAAATGCTGAAACTTCTGAAGAAATTTGTCCAACCTTGATGACATACAACGCAAGAAGACCATTTATTGCCTGGGAAAATCATCCTCAAGATTCACGGGTCAAGGAAATGGGTGATGTCTGCAGCTCCATTACTGCGAAGTATGGAACCGGTGGTGGAAATGTACCATTGATCAGTTTTAAATCAAACATGGGTTCATTTGTCGGTGAACAGGATGGTATCAGTCCGACCCTGATGACTGATGCACCTAATGCTGTTGCATCAAATATGATGGTCCGAAGACTGATGCCTGAAGAATGTGAACTACTGCAGGGATTTCCGATGGGATACACAAGGATTCCATGGAGAAACAAAGACCCGAAGGATTGTCCTGATGGTCCCAGATACAAGGCTTTAGGAAACAGCATGGCAGTCCCATGCATGAGATTCATTGGTGAAAGAATTCAAATGATCAAGGATCAGCATGGCCGATAAACAACAATTTAAATTAATCACAGCACCGGAATTATTAGAAATGGATATTCCGGGACCAGAAAGAGAATGGATCTATCAAAAGTCAGATGACGATGATGGATCACCATTCTGGGACAGTTATCTTCACCGATGCTGCACTGAAATAAAAAGATCTAATCAAAACCCATTTGAGAAGCATGGCCGGTAGACCAGTGAGAAGAGCAAGGCTTGCAAGACAGGCCAGAATCTTTGCAGACCCAGAATTCTGGGACCATTTATTCGATGCATATCTAAGCCTTGGAAACATGAACCGGGCTGCACAGACAGCAGCCAAAGATGCGAATATTTCATACCATGCCCTCATGAATGAAATCAGAACAAATCCGGAACGAAGAAAACGATGGGATGACTGCAGAGAGATGCAGGCCGAAAAGCAAATTGATGACATCAATGAAATCATGTCAGATCTGAAGAATGGACAGATTGAACCAAGTGCAGGAAGAACGATTATCAATGCTAAACAATGGCTTGCAGAAAAATATTATCCATCAGTCTACGGACAGAAAACCCAAGTGGATATGAAGGTCACTGATACGAATGCAGACCATCTGAAAGCATTACAGGATTTAATGAACAGAAAGGCAATTGATATAACACCAGAACCAAAACGATTGCCTGGAAATGACGGAGAAACTTTACCGACTGGAACTGAATTGGAATGAGATCTTCGCACTAGATGATCTTTTGGATCTGACTGAGGAACTGGAACCAGAAGTCTTTCGAGGTTTTGATGAAGAAGCAATCAAAAGAATTCAGGAACAGGTTCATCAGAAGATGGCCCGAATCACACGAAATGATCAACTACAGTACGAAGATATCCAATGAAACAAAATGAAACCATCCTTGAAGAAGCAGAACGATTGGTTGCCGGTGATAGACAATGGGCATACGACCATCCAAAGGATAACTGCACCAGAATCGGGCAGATCTGGGGGGTCATCCTAGAAAGAGATCCTATTCCACCGGAAACAGTTGGATTGATGATGGTAGGGCTGAAGGTAGCAAGACAGATGTTTAAGCCGACCAGAGACAATCTAGTGGACATTGCCGGGTATTCTAAAGTGATTGATATCATCCTGAACGAAGAAACAAAACAATATGATCCAGAACTCAGATACACCGAAAAAGAAACCTCAGATGACCGGCAAGATTCCGGGAACTTTACTTACTTTGATCCGGTACAGTCACTATGAGAAAGGCCGAAGATACAACATCTATGAGTGTGAGTGTGGCAACCAGAAAAAGATCAGATCCGATCATGTGAGTCCTGACAATACGATGTCATGTGGATGCCTTCTGGCTACTCATAAAACCCCGGAATACATGAAGAAGATCAGGAATGATCCAAAGAGACTTCCAAACCTCAGAGCAAAGCATCAATCAGGGACCATGAACTATCGGAAAGAATCACCTAACAAAGGGAAGATCAGGATTGAAGATCCGATTGGATCAAAGAAATATCGATACATCACTGAGGAAGAACTGACTGCACTTTATTACGCATTAGATGCTGCATGAAAGATGATGACTGGGTCGATGCCATCGAAAGGAAGAAGAACGAACAATGCAGCCATGAGCAAACCAGAACATCACTTGAGAAAGGGATCTTGATGGAGTGGTGTGAGAAGTGTGGGAAGATCCTTCAAGAGGTCGGGTACGATGGCAAAATGAGGTTTGATCTGGAATAAGATGCATCCTGCAATAACAACATTAAGTGGTCTGGTTTTGTTTTATGTTGGACTAAAACTGTTCTCAGGTGGCATGAAATCCATGGGGAATATTGAACACCTGGAAGCATTCATTGGGAATCCTTTATGGATGTTTTTGGGGGGTGTTGTCATGACTCTTTTATGGCAATCATCATCACTCAGCACCACTGCAATTGTTGCTCTGGTTGCATCAGGATTGAAACTTGAGATGGCTATTCCAGCACTTCTTGGAGCAAATTTAGGGACCACTGGTACCATCTGGATTGCTTCATTCTTTGTTAGTGGATCTGGTCATTCGATTGGGATGCCTGAAGGTCCAGTGAAACAGATTGCCATAGTTCATACCGGGGCAAACCTGATGATGGCATTAGCATTGTTGCCGTTCAGTGGAGTCATTGCCAGATGGCTACAGAGGTTCGGTTAATGAGATTCTATCTAGGCTGATCGATGACACTAGAAGAACTAGAGGCTGAATATTGTGGGGTCAGTGTTGAATGTCTCAGGTCAATCCAACAGGGTGACCAATGGGGGCAAAGAATAACAACATACAGAGATTGCTATCATTCCATTGAGAAGTGGGGGCAAAGACCACAAAAGAAAAAGGCAAAGAGATTGAGAGGGAATAAGTATGTGAAGTTGAGAGGTGTGGGGGTGTTTGGGTGATGTCACACATTGCTTTAGCTATTCCTTTGTGCTGCGTATGTGCCCGTTCCTAATATGCATTCAATCGTTACCAGACAACAATATCAGGTTCGACATATGCTATGATCGAAGTGTTATCAATGGGTTGGGAGTATTGACATACGGATAGATGATCCGGGGGTCTTCCAAATATGTTGGGCAAGCGACAGTATCAGCATATGCCGGGTGACCGGCAGACCCCCCCCCGGTGTTAGGAAATGGGGGGTGCCCACTGGCC